AACATCAGGGACATCGTGCGCGTGCCTGCCGGTTTTACGTGTTCGGTCAAATTTGCGCATCGTGACGAGTATCTGCCGTTCATGGCTTGCCCTGACGATGTAGAAGCGCATGGCCGCGCCATCTACGCCGACTGCGCAGCACGCCAGGCGGACGGCGTGCCGGACTATTTTCCGACCGATGCCGAGTTGCTGGAGGCGACGCAAGAGCGCATGGCGCGTGAGTTGCGCCGCGCTAACAGTGCCATTACCAAATACCAGGACCGCGTCGACGTGGATCGCGCCAGCGACGCCGATATCGCGCTACTGCGGGCCTGGAAGACTTACCGGGTCGATCTCAACGAACTGCCCGAAAGTGAAAAATTCCCACATGGCCTCACCTGGCCGGTAGCACCAGACACCCCAGCCATTTAATTATTTACCGCATTTACAGGAGAAAAGATGCCTACTGATTACCACCATGGCGTGCGCGTCATCGAAAAGAACGAGGGTACACGCCCGATCCGTACCGTCAGCACTGCCGTGATCGGCCTGATCGCCACCGCCGAGGATGCTGACCCGGCTGTTTTTCCGCTAGATACGCCGGTCCTGCTGACCAATGTGATTGCTGCCCAGGGCAAGGCTGGCGTCAAAGGCACGTTGCGCCGCTGCCTGGAAGCCATTGCCTTGCAGACGAAGCCCATGACCATCGTGGTGCGCGTGGCCGAAGGCAAGGACGAAGCCGAGACGACCTCCAATGTCATCGGCACCACCACCGCCGCCGGCAAATACACGGGGATCAAGGCACTGCTGGCGGCACAGGCCCGGCTTGGCATCAAGCCGCGGATCCTGGGCGCGCCTGGCCTGGACGCGAAACCAGTAGCTAACGCGCTGGCAAGTCTTGGGCAGCAACTGCGCGCCTTCGCTTATGTGTCAGCCCATGGTTGCCTGACCAAGGAAGAAGCGACCGCTTACCGTAAAGACTTCGGCCAGCGCGAACTGATGGTGATCTGGCCGGATTTCGTGAACTGGGATACCGCGACCAATGCCGACGCCAGCATGGCGGCGACCGCCTACGCCCTGGGCCTGCGCGCCAAGATCGATGAAGAGATCGGCTGGCACAAGACCTTGTCCAATATGGTCGTCAACGGCCCGACCGGCATTTCCTCGGACGTGTTCTGGGATCTGCAAGACCCAGCGACCGACGCCGGTTACTTGAACAGCAAGGAAGTCACTACCCTGATCAATAACAACGGTTTCCGCTTCTGGGGTTCGCGCACCTGCGAAGCTGGCGGTTACTTCTATTTCGAGAACTACACCCGCACCGCCCAGGTCGTGGCCGACACCATTGCCGAAGCGCATATGTCCTATGTCGATGTACCGATGCATCCGGCATTAGTAAAAGACATGATCGAGAGCATCAACGCCAAGTTCCGCGACCTGATCCGGGGCGGCTATCTGCTGGGCGGCAGCGCCTGGTTCGATCCTGAATACAACGGCAAGGAAAATTTGAAGGACGGCAAGCTGGCAATCGATTACGACTACACACCCGTGCCACCGCTGGAAAATCTCCTCTTTCAGCAGCGCATCACCGACCGCTACCTGGCCGAGTTCGCCGCTGCCGTCAACGCTTAACCATAGATAGAAAGAACACACCATGGGCATGCCTAAGAAACTGAAAGATTTTATTTTGTTCGATAGCGGTAATTCCTATCGCGGCCAGGTGACCGAGATCACCTTGCCTAAACTTTCACGGAAGATGGAAGAGTACCGCGCCGGCGGCATGACCGGCCCGGTGTCGGTCGACCTGGGCAACGAGGCGATCACTCTTGAATGGACTGCCGGCGGCCTCATCCTGGAAGCTCTGCTGCAGTATGGCGCCCGCAGCCATAACGCGACGCAACTGCGCTTTGCCGGTGCTTACGAGAATGACGACGATGGTTCCATGTCGGCTGTCGAGATCGTCGTGCGCGGTCGTCATAAGGAAATCGACATGGGCAACGCCAAGTCGGCCGAGGACACCAGCCAGAAATATACAACCGCTTGCAGCTATTACAAGCTGACCATCGATAACCGGCCTATCTTCGAATTCGATTTTATCAATGCCATCGAGAAGGTCGACGGCAAGGACCGCAACGCCGATATCCGGCGCGCTATCGGCCTTTAAGTTAGACAAAGGTCAACATCAGGGCAGCGATCACACCCATGGTCAACGCCAAGACCAATATTAACCACGCTCCTTTTTTCACTTATTACACCTTTATTGAAAGCACCCATGAAAAACACTACCGCCTCCAATGCCGCCACCGCTGTCTCCAAACCGATCACCCTGGACGAACCGATCAAGCGCGGCGATACATTCATCAGCGAAGTCACCATCCGCCGTCCGAAAGCCGGTGAACTGCGCGGCGTCTCCTTGATGGAGTTGGGCAATCTCAGTGTTGCTGCCTTGCAAACCATTCTACCGCGCATCACGCAGCCGACCCTGACCATCCAGGAAGTCGCCGGCATGGATCCGGCGGATCTGACGGAGTTGGGGAGCGAGGTGGCCATTTTTTTGGTAAAGAAAGCCGATCGGCTGGCGGCCTTCCGGACCGAGTAGAAGATCCCATGGCAGATATTGCGGTGGTGTTTCACTGGCCGCCGCAGGCCATGGATGAACTGGACATAGTGGACTTGATGGCCTGGCGCGAACGCGCCAGGGTACGCAGCGGCGCGGACGAATAGGATTGTATTGAATGAGCGATAAGCAATTGCGGTTACAGGTGGTGTTTGCAGCGCTGGATAAGTTGACAGGACCGCTCAAGAAAATCACCGGCGAATCGTCCGCCCTGGGCAAAGCCATCAAGGCCAATAATGACCGCCTGAAAGAGCTAAATGCCCAGCAAAAGGATGTTGGGCGTTTCCGCGAGTTGGGCGCCGGCTTGCAGGCCAGCACCGGCAAGCTGCGCGAGACGCAACAGCAGATTGCCGCCCTGGCGCAGAGGATGCAGCAGAGCACAACACCCACGCGTGCCATGACCCGTGAATTTAACGCTGCCGTGAAGTCGGCTAGCGCGTTAAAACAGGCCGGTCAGCAGCAAGGGGAACAAATGCAGATCCTGCGCACCCGTTTATCGGGCGCCGGCATCGATACGCGCAAGCTGGGTTCCGCACAAACTTGGCTGAAAGACAGCATCGCCTTTACCAATACCGAGTTGACAGCACAGCAGAAGAAGCTGGCGGCGGTCGGTGCACAACAGCAGAAGGTCGCCGGCGCCCGCCAGCATGCCGACAAGCTGCGGTCTACCGCTGGCAATGTTGCGTCCGCCGGTATTGGTGCGACCGTCGCCGGCGCCGCCGTGGGCGCGCCCCTGGTGAAAGGTCTACAAGAGGCGAAGCACTACCAGACCGAGAAAGGCCGCATTACTGCCCTGGGCCTGGGACCGCAAGTCAGCGCCGACGCCGAAAAATACGCCCGTAGCATGAAAACCTACGGCACCAGCCATGCCGAGAATCTGGAGTTAGTCAGGGACAGCATGTCCGTGTTCGGCGATCTGCCGCATGCGCAGATGGTCGCGCCCACCCTGGCAAAGATGAAGTTTGCCAATAAGGCGTTTTACGGCGAGGAAGCCGGCGGCGAGAATGAACGCAAGTTTATGGACATGCTCAAAGTCATTGAGGTACGCGGCGGCACCGCAAGCGCCGGAAAATTCCAGGAACAAGCCAACATGGTACAAAAGGTCATTTCTGCGACCGGCGGGCGGGTTGGACCTACTGAGTGGCTGAACCTGATCAAGACCGGCGGTATCGCGGCCAAGGGCATGGACGAAAAATCGTTTTACTACGAGCTGGAACCGCTGGTGCAGGAGCTGGGCGGCTTCGGCGTCGGTAATGGCCTGATGTCGAGCTATAACAATCTCTACCAGGGACGCACCAGCAAACGGGCTGCGATGAACCTGGACAAGCTGGGCTTGATTGGCGATCACACCAAAGTAAAACACGACAATGTCGGACAGACCGCCCAGCTGGACCCAGGTGCGCTGCTGGGTTCGGACCTCTTCAAGAAAAGTCAGTTTGAGTGGATGGAGAAAGTGCTGTTGCCACAGTTAGCCAAGAACGGTATCACCGACAAGACGAAAGTCCTGGACACCATCGGCAGCTTGTTTACCAATCGCAAGGCCGGCGACCTGATGGCGAACATGTATTTGCAGCGCACCCAGATCCACAAGAACCGGAAACTGAATGAAGGCGCCTACGATGTGGACCAGCTCGACACCCTGGGCAAACAACAGGCCAGCGGGAAGGAAATGGAAACCGCTGCCAAGCTGGCCGATTTACAGTTGACCATGGGCGAGAAGATCCTGCCGCTGTATTCCAATGCCATCGATACGGTGACCGCCGCCCTGGACGGTTTGAATGGCTTCATGGAGAAAAATCCGACCTTGTCCAAGGTCATGATTGTAGGTTTCGGTATTCTTGCCGGCATCCTGGTGGTGCTAGGTCCGTTGATGCTAGGCCTGGCCGCCCTGATCGGTCCCTATGCCATGCTGCATGTGCTGTTCGCCAAGATGGGAGTTAGCGGCGGCGTGCTGATGCCAATCTTGCGCGGACTAGGTAGCGGCTTTATGACGCTGGGTAAAACGGTTTTGATGGCAAGCCGTGCCTTGTTGACTAACCCGATTGTGCTGCTGATCACCGCCATTGCGGTGGCGGCTTACCTGATCTATAAAAATTGGGAGCCTATTAAAACTTTCTTTAGCGACCTGTGGGACGGCATCGGCAATGTCTTTAGTCGTGCCTGGGCCAGCATCAAGACATTTGTGGGTGGCCTGTGGAACGATATCAAAACAGCCTTTGACGGCGGTATAGGCGGCATCACTGCGCTGATTCTGAACTGGTCGCTCCTGGGACTGTTTTATAAAGCGTTTGCCAGCGTGATGGGTTGGTTTGGCGTCGAGCTGCCTGGTAAATTTAGCGACTTCGGTCTGAACATCATGCAGGGACTGGCAAACGGAATCACTGGGGCGCTGGGGTTCGTCAAAACGGCGATTGCCGGCGCCAGCGATAGCGTGGTCGGCTGGTTTAAGGAAAAGCTGGGCATCCATAGCCCTAGCCGGGTATTTGCCGAGTTAGGCGATTTCACGATGCAAGGGCTGGCGGTCGGTTTGCAGCGTAGCCAGGACAGTCCGCTCGACCAGGTCGGCGGCCTTGCCAAACGGCTGACCCAGATCGGCGCCAGCGTTGCCATCGGTGCGGCCACCATGCCGGCGCTGGCCTTCGATACACGTCCGCCCATTTCTCCGCGTGCTGCCGGCGCCGGCATCGTCGTCCAGGGCGACACGATCCAGATCACCGTCACTGCTGCGCCTGGAATGGATGAGCAAGCTATCGCCCGCACGATTCAACAGGCGCTGGAACAACGCGACCGGCAGAAGGCGGCGCGGATCCGCTCCAGTCTGTCCGACTACGATTACTAAGAGGAACGAATAGCATGATGATGATCCTTGGCATGTTTGTGTTTAGCCTGCCGACCCTGGCCTACCAGGAGTTGCAACGGCAGACGGAATGGAAGCACCCGAACACATCTCGCGTCGGCGCCCGCGACGCCCACCAGTTCACAGGCAAGGGGGACGACACCATCACCCTGTCTGGCTGGATCGCGCCGGAATTAACTGGCAGCGTCTATTCGCTCGATGCTTTGCGCCTGATGGCCGATACGGGTAAATCGTGGATTCTCATTCAGGGAACGGGCCGTATTTTTGGGTCGTTCGTCATTACGAGCATGACGGAGGGCCGCACTGTGCTGGGGCAGGATGGTGATGCCGGCCGGATTGAATTCTCGATTACCTTAAAACGTACTGACGAATCTGTGCTTGGCCTGTTGAATACCCTGGGAGACCTGGGCAGCATTAAGAACATGCTCAGTCTGGAGGGCATCAGCAACAGCGTGAACAATGTTGTCAGTGCCGGCGTATCGACGTTCAACAATGCGGCCAACAGCGTGCGGAGCCTGTTTTAATGGCATACCCGGTTCCCGCTTTTAAGATCACCCTGGACGGTCGGGATTTAACGGCCAAGTTTGCACCGCGCCTGGTCAACCTGAAGTTGACAGAATGCCGTAGCGATAATGCCGATGAGTTGAATTTAACATTGTCCGATGCAGACGGCCAGCTTGCACTGCCGCCCAAGGGCGCCAGGATCAATGTGCAGATTGGATGGCAGGACACCGGCCTAGTCGACAAGGGTATTTTTACGGTCGATGAAGTCGAGCATTCCGGCGCGCCGGACGTGTTGATGTTGCGCGCCCGTACCGCCAGCCTGATCGATACGTTTAGACAGCCCCAGGAACGCAGCTTCCATGACACGACACTGGGCGCCGTGATCGAGGTCATTGCATTTCAGCAGGAACTAAAGGCCGGCATTGCCGAGGCGCTGCGCAATGTCCCTATAAAACATCTGGACCAGACCAGGGAGAGCGACGCGGCTTTCCTGCGCCGGTTAGGTAAAAAATATGATGCTGCTGCGACCGTCAAGAATGACACTTTGTTATTCATGCCGGCGGGCCGCAGCAAGACGGCGTCAGGTAAATCCCTGCCGACGATTCGGATCATGCGCCGAGATGGCGACCGGCACCGCTATCACAGCGCCGAGCGCGACAGCTACAGCGGCGTACGCGTGTTCTGGCATGACGACAAACACGGCCAGCGTCGCAGCGTCGTTGCCGGCCAGCCAGGCAACAGCAAGAGATTACGTATCACCTACGCCAGCGAAGCCGACGCCCGCGCCGCCGCTGTCGCGGAATGGCAGAGAATTCAGCGCGGCCTGGCGACGTTTGAATTGTCCCTAGCGGTCGGCGATCCGGCACTGATGCCGCAGTCGCCCGTGAACGTGACCGGATACAAAACCGAGATCGATAACGAGGATTGGCTAGCGGCGAAGGTAACCCACAACATCAGCGACGCCGGATTTACCACTGACATCGAATGTGAGACGCGCACCGAGGAAGCCGAGGTCGAGCGCGAAGATGAGGTCGATTCAGATCCGGGCATCACAGGCGTTAGCGCGTCATGGCGCGATAAGGTCAGCAAGAAACAGGGGGAAGCGCTGGCCGGATCGACATCCAGCG